CGGCACGGTACTCCAGATTGATGGCGACCTCGCCCGCATCGTTTTCGACGACGGTCAGGAGGGCTGGGAGCGGCTCGATTCGCTCTACGCCGCAACGGCAAAGGATGTTATTCGGTTCGCTTAACCAAAACAAAGCCCCCCTCACGGGGGGCGCAACCTACCAAAAACTGTGACTGCAATATTTGACATTCAGGGGCGGGAATACCGTCCCACCGCTGCCGACCTTACCGAGGGCTGGGAAGCCCCCGCTGGATTGCCCTTGGCCATCCGAGCCGAGGTCGAGCCTGACCTAGACCGCATCATTGGTGCGGTCATTCGACCGCTCCTCGCCCCCAACTGGCTAGGGAGGTTTGAGTCCGTGGATGGACTCGTTTTAGTCGCCTGTGTTGGCGACTCAGGTCGCACTCGCCATGCGTGGGTGCCCCTCAGCCCCCGCATCCTCGCTGCGTGCGGAGAGCAGCTTGCCCTCCTTGCCTCGGCTGAGGCATACGCCACAAAAAAAGCGGCGGCGGAAGAAACACCTGCAACTCCCGTCTCTCGCCCTCCCGCAAGCGCGTATTCCGCGCCGACGGGCGACCCGTTGCGCGATGCGTCCACTTGGGCGCAGGAGGCATATCTCGCGGGAGATTCCATTTGCGGAGACTAGTACTCAAATCAAAAACACACCGTGAAACTTCAAAATCTTACACCACACCACATTACGTTGTTTGGCGAAAACGGAGCGGTAAACATTCCGCCGAGCGGACAGGTCGCTCGTCTAGCCGTAACCCGCGAGACGCTCGCGCCCATTGTCATCGACGGAGTTGTCCTCCCCGTCTCTCGCCCCACGTTTGGAGAAATCGTCGGGCTACCCGAACCTGAAGCCGGAGTCCTTTATGTTGTATCCGCACTTGTTGCGGAACAGGCAAAACGACAGGACGTTGTGTCGGTTGGCGAATTGCTTCGAGATGAAGCAGGTCGCGTCATCGGTGGGAGCGGACTTTGCGCTTACACAAGCATTTGAAAACAAAACACATGAATACACAAAACATTGAAAGAAAGCTGCTTATCGACAGCAGAAATGGAGTGTACATTCCGTATCAGTTTGCAAAGCGTTTCATCGCAGACTCTTGGAATGTATCGAAAGAGGACGAGCAGATTTTGCTCGACGGGCCGGACAACGAAAACTACTGGGAAGCATGGTGTTATGTGCTCGACAGCGCGTACTACTGCGACGAGTTGGGAATAAAATGGTTCTTGGTACAGGACGATGGCGACTTGTTCGCTGTTGCGGAAAACGCTGAGGATGAAGACGATGAATGCGACGATTGAAGAAACCAACAAGGGGCTGCTGCGAGCTTGGCAGCATCCGAGTCGAGGGTACTACTGGTCGCTCGCAGAGCTTGGAGGATGGGCTGAGGGCGAGGTGCAAGCCCTCAAAGCTGGTCGCAACGCTCCGCTCCGCGACATAGAGCGGTTCCCGACCGTGCAAGCCGCGAGCTTCTTTACTGCTCTTAGGCAGCTAAGTGCAAGGCTGGTAGGCACTAAAGAGTTGTATCACTACATCGATATCGTTGAGCCGGATGGAACCGTATCCGGCGTGCATACCTGTAAGTACTTTGGAAATGAAGAGTTTACGATTCGCATATGGGCGCGGAACGACGACGACTTGAAAGACGAGCACTACTTTTTGGCGCAACACACTCTGCGAGACGTGCTTAAGTGCAAATACAACGCTAAAACGCGCAGCATTAACGTGTTGCAACACTCGATACCCGTGCGAAACGATGTCGAGTGGATTGACGAGACAGTCGAACTGCGCGACGTGAGCTTTTATATGGCTGGCGCAAGTGGCTGCATCCAAGCGTATTACCCGCTATGACACAACTTCCTGAGAAAAATACTTTTCTTAGCGGGAGCGTTGTGGGAGAGTCATCTCAAGCGGGAGCCATCCCGTGAGAAGCAAAACCAAACCTACCAAAAAAATGAACACATCACATAAACACTTAACTGACCTCATCAGGGGCATCCTCGCCAACGCATGGCACTCCCAAATCAACCTCTGCCTTACGGAAGAGGGGTATGACTGGATTCCGAAGGGCAATCGTTGGGAAACCCAGCACCTTTGCCTCGTTGACCAAGACGGTCTGTTGTCGGCATGGCAATCGGACGAGGAGCCGGATGCGGAAGGTCTCGCGGAATGGGTGCAGGACAATGTCCGCGAGTGGATTCGCGGGGCAATCTCAACCGAAATTCAAGAGCATGAGCCGAGCGATGAACGCATCGCATTCCTTAACAGGCTGCTCGAAAACATCTAATCAAACAAGCCCCCCTTGCGGGGGCGCAACTTACTAAAAAAATGGAAATTACACTTCAAGAGAAGGTTGCTACCTTCAAACAAAAAGTCGAACAAACCTTCGATAACATTCAGAAGTTCAACGCTTTAATAGAGCACAAAGAACTTTACTGGTGGTGGGACGTATCTCAACGGACGTTCTGCCTCGCGAGGAAAAATGGAGTCACAACCATCCGGAAAATCAAACGCGAGTGGTTCCTCGTTGAGGACTTCGCATTCTGGTTCTCCAAATCGAAGCCCCCGAAAGAGCGGAGGGCAGCAATCCCGCTGCTCAAGTCCGATGGGGGCCGAGCAGCCGATGGATTCCGCGACGAGAAAAACGACTGCGTCGTCCGAGCGACGGCCTTTGCGAGCGGAGCAAGCTACGCCGAAGCTCACGCATTCTGGAGCGGTCTTGGTCGCAAAGCCGGAAAGGGAGTTAGCATTTTCTTCAACATCAAGGCACTGAATAAGTGGTTGAGCCTTCGAGGCTTGCAACTCAACAGAGTTGTCAAACAAAAGAAGGTTAAGTCCGAGCGACTATCGATAAGGTATTCAATCGCTGAGAATTGCACTGTGAGGGCATTCCTCAAAAACTACGCGACGGGCACCTATTTTTGCCAAACGCGAGACCATGCATTTACCGTCAAAGACGGAGTCATTTACGACAACTATGTTTGGTCGGATTTGCGTAGAATCGTATACGCATGGCGCGTAGACGCTTTGGACGCCACGACAAAGTAACCCCCACACACACCCAACAATGAACACACTCAAAAACACACTCGCTCTTCGCAGTGCAATCAAACGCCGGAACGCGCTAAACGCCTCGCTGAGGCACCTCATCGACTCCGGCAGTGTGGAGGCAGCGCACTACTACCTAGAGGGGGCTTACTGGAGGTTTTTGGATTCCTTGGACTACTACTTTGTCAGCAATGATTTAAAGAGCGGAGACTGGGGGGTTTACGGTCATCCGGCTTACGTCAAACTCTACGCACGGCTCAAAAACTGGTGGGCCGGATGGGACGCGGAAATACGGAAGGCTGGCCTTTCCAACGATTTTTCGCTATTGAGCGAGCGGTATTACATCTTCGGGCAACAGGCAAAGAGTTGCGCGTAAACCCCTTGGGGCCAGCATGGTGTGCAGGGAGACCCTGCAACGGTGGTTACATTTTCCACCAGTGAAACACTGGCTCCAACCTCACAAACAACTGAAACAAAATGACTTGTTGGCTATGACACAAGTTCCTGAGAAAAATACTTTTCTTTTGAGTGGGACTAGCCGATACCTCTTTTAAGCGGACGCTGTTGTCCGCGAGAAACTGCCCCCTTCGGGGGGCGCAACCAAACCAAAAAATGAGCAAAAAATTGTACGGCTACAGCATAGCGAACGCGGGCGAGGAACCCGCATGGTTTACCACAAAGAAAGCGGCATTGGAGTTTGCGCTCCAGTGCGGCTGGGACAACGTCCAATTGGAAACCGCTGACGCGGATGATGTTGACCCCAGCGACATTTTGGACAGGCCGAGTCCGACCAAGGCCGAGGAACTCGATGCACTCCAAGAGTTTATCGACTCTTACCACGATGACAGCTACCTAAAGGGCTGGCTGAGTCAGGTTTACGCCGAGGTGGAGCGCAACATCCGCTCGGACATTTACCCGACGGTTTCGCTCGCCGAGACCGACGCGGAGTGCCGGAGGCGATTGGCCGACTGCGACGCTGTCATCGAGCAGCGTAAAGTCAACGCGCAGAGGATTATCGACGCTGACCGTGTAGTCGCGCAACGGCAACACGCTGCGATAATCGCTGAGGCTGAAAGAGTTGCAGCGAAGCTGCGCGACGAGGCTGCGCGGAAACGCGCTGAAGTCCGCAACACGCTCCACGGTCTCCGGAGCCTGTTGGATTCGTTGGAGGAGTAGGGGCACACCCATTGCGCCTCATGCAAATCGCGTGAGGCGCAAATAACTGAAAAACAAAGCATTGCGTCGTATGACACAACTTCCTGAGAAAAAAACTTTTCTTTTGAGCGGAGTTGACCGATATTCCTTTTAAGCGGGAGCTATCCCGTGAGAAGCAAAACCAAACCACTAAAAAAAATGAACAAAGTAAAAATCACGGCAGCGAATATTGAAGTCTTGGAAGGTGAGTTGTATCGCGTTCTGGGTGAAGACGAAGAGCTTTTCGTCTTCGACGTTGAAATCGGCGCAGTCATCAACGGTCGTCGGTTTGTCCTGCGCGATTATGTGCAGAAGGGGGCGCGGTTCGCGGAGTACGACGCGGATGCGGATTGCGGCGGGTTTTATTACGTCAATCACGACGCAAAGGCTGCTGCCATCCGGTTCGCCGAGCGCATCGTCCGGCGGGGGGTAATCGACCTCGACCGTTGGGACGAGGTTGAGGAGTCGGCTCCTCTTGAGGCACGACTGGCAGCGTATGCAGCCGAGGAGGCCAACGAGCGGGCGGGATTCGGAGGTTGGGGACTGGGCTGGTAACATCATCAAAAATCATCAACAGCCCCCCTCGCGGGGGGCGCAACCTACCAAAAAAAATGAGCAAAACAGCATACGAAAAAGCAGCAACGGGCGAGTGGGTGGATTCTGCCGACCTCGCGAAATTAGTCCGGAACGCACTCAAGAAAGCCTTCAGGGGCATCAAATTCTCCGTCCGCTCCAAAGGCTGCGGAATCAGCGTCCGGTGGCAGGACGGCCCTCCTGCGGAGGAGGTGCGGTGGATTGCCGACGACTATCGCACGGCGGGGTTTGATGGCAGCATCGACCTTGCGTACAGCTACAGTTTATGGCTCTACGCGGACGGGAGCGCGTCGGTCGCGCACTCCGAGGGTACTGTCGGCTCAAACGGGTACGCTCCGGAAATCATCGGCTCCTCGCTCCGCGCTGACGGGGTTCTCTGCACGCAGGTCTCGCGAGTTTACATATCATGCTATCGCGACCTCAGCCGTGCTGCTTACGAGCGCGGATACGAGCGAGCCGTGAACCGTTACGACCTCCCGCCGCACTCAATCGAATACCGCGAGAGCGGATTCGTCTGCCAGCCGGACGTTTGGGTCGAGTCGCACCGCACTTGGCTTTCGTGCATCTTCCTGCGCGAGTCCGAGAAAGCCGCTGATGAGCAGTGGTTTGCAGCCAACAGGAGGCTGGTTGAGGCTTAAAAGCAAAACCCCCCCGCCCGACCTCATTCGGGCGAGGGGGCAGTTAGTCCCCAAACAATGAAAGCCGGACTCTAACGGTTTATGACACAGGCGCAATGGAAAAAACTTTTAAAAACGGGGCAAAGGTGATTGAAGTCCTCAAAAATGGCTACGCTCTGGGCACAATCAGCGTAAGTGAGGGAAAGACAAAGGTTTACCACGCGCACATTTACGGCACGGGAAACACGCACACTCGATTTGAGTCCGAGGACGATGCAAAAAACTTTCTCCTGCAATCCATTGAGCAGAAGCGAGTTGCGAGATATGACACAACTTCGCGTGAAAAAAACTTTTCTTCTTGGGGCGGGTAGCCGATATTCCTAGCAAGCGGGCAGTGCCCCGCGAAAACACTAACCTACCAAAAAAATGAACAATCCCATCCAAGCAGCATTCAAGCAGGTCAATGTCCGCGACCTGCAATTCGTCTCACTGGTCACGACCATTGAGACCGGAATCCTCGGCGAGACCGAGCAGGTCAGCCACATCATTGATGACGAGGCATATGAGCGGTTTGAGGCCCACGGTTTTTACAACCCGTGGGGCACTGGCTTCGTTAACGACCGCACGCATTGCGACTGTTGCGGGCACCGAGTCACCTACGTTTGCGTCGTCGGTGCGCCCAACAACCGCTTCTTTGGCGTGGGTCGCGATTGTTTTACCGCGCTCGGTTATGACGCGCAGTCAGTCGAATCCGCGTCCATCGAAGTTGTCCGCCGGAGCAAGCGGCAACGGGAAAACGCTGCTCGCGAACGGAAAATCGCTGAGATTGCCCAGCAAAACGCTGGGTTCGCTGAGGCATACGCTGCCGCTCGCAAAACGACGGGCATCGCGGGAGACATCGCCGACAAAATCGCTCGGTACGGCAACCCCTCCGAGAAACAGGTCGCGTTCCTCATACGCTGGCACGCAGAGAGGCTTACCGCTCTGGAGCGCGTAAAATCCTCGCCGCTGGCCGCTGGCAAGGCATCAGTGCAGGGCACAGTTGCCTCCGCTAAATTCCGCCGCGTTAAGGCGTTCTACGGGGGCGGAGACGAGGCAAAACTCGCGCTGGTTGTCGCTCTGGAAAGCGGCCACAAAGTGTATGTAAAAGTCGCGCTCGGATGCCCGTTTGATGTTACTGAGGGGATTTTCCCTGCCGACTTGCCCGTCCCCTCGTTGGTCGGTGCGCCCGTGAGCTTTACGGCTACGCTTGAGCCGTCCACGGACGACCCGACATTCCTATTCGCAAAACGCGCTGCGAAGTTGGAGGTCAACGGTTTAGCGGTCACAAAACCGAAATTCTCGGACAGGGGGGTTGTCGGGCAGTGGGCCGATGAGGCAAATCGAGTCCACGACGAAGAGGTCGCCCGTCGATTGGAGGCGCAGGAAGTATCTGTCGGGTAGCGTGTTGCGGGGCGGGGGACAACTCCCTCGCCCCGTATGACACAACTTCCTGAGAAAAAAACTTTAAAACTCAGGAGAGTTGACCGATATTCATATCAAGCGGACGCAGTTGTCCGCGAAACCAAAACCTACCTAAAAAAATGAGCACCAATAGCACCAATAATAATCGGGCAACGCACTACGGCACCTGCCAACTTTGTGGGTCGTTGCAAAAAGCGAACAGAAAAACGAATCGTTTGGCCGACCACGGCTACACGTTGGCCTATGGCTTCCAAGCGGGAACTTGCAGAGGCTCAAGCAGACTCCCCTTCGAGGTTTGCAAAGCCTTCGCGGAGGAAGTTTTGGCCCTATGCAAAAAGCAGGTTGCCGAGTTTGTGGAAACCCCTCGGCCTGAGAGCACGGCTAAAAACCGCTGGGACAAATGCCCCAAAATCACTGCATGGCAACTGGCTCGGAGTCAGCAAGCTGGGCGTAAAAACTACATTTTTTGGGCGGAGCCTCGGCTTGCAAACTGGGCACCCAGCGCACAGAAAACAGTTAGGGAGGTTGAGGCAGTCGAGGCATCGGCTAAGGCAACCCGCACTGGTATCCGTGCTCTCTCTGGGGCAGTGAAACTCGCGAAACGCGACCTATCCAAGTTTGGGGAGCATTTCCAGAAGGTCTTGGAAAAGACTATCAATGGGCATTTGTACGATGAACAACAAGCCTTTTGGCGCGTAGCGATTGCCGCAAAAAATTACGACTTGGACGGAAGGCTTCCGGTTTGGCCGAAAGAGTCGGAAATCGTTGACATCCCGTACTTTACATCGAACTCCGTTGCCAAGCTCGCGAGAATTGCTCGCAATAGCGGCAATGCCGAGTTGATTGCCGGAGCAGAAAGGCTCGAAAAACTCTCCGAGGTTTACGAGGGAGCGAGAAAAGCATACGCAGCCGCAAAGGCATAAGCAGCAGAGGGCGAGGGGGATAGCAACCCCTCGCTCCGTATGACACAAGTTTCCCAACAAAAATACTTTTCTTTCGGCCAACTTTGGCCGATATTCATATCAAGCGGGCGCGGTCGCCCGCGAAACTCAACTACTCAAAAAAATGTACACACTCGAACAACTCAGCAACAGTCAGGTAGTCGGATTCTGGTCAAGGCCCGCCGCGAGCCTCGCGGAAGTTAACCCCGACGCATACAACGCCGCGCTCGCGGACGCTCCCCGCGTCGAAGGCATCGGCTTCTGCTCTCACTGCGGGCGGGACATCGCCCATAACGTCATCATCCGCGATTTTCGCGGAAAGCTGCAGGTCATCGGCGAGACCTGCGCCGAGAAGGTTGGTATCTCGCCCGCTGAGATTGAGGCAGCGAAGGAGGAGCGCAGGGAGGCTGCTGAGGCCGCTCGTTGGGCACGCCAACAGGCCGAGGCTGACAGCAGCGTGTTCACTTCGGGAAAATACGCGGGGCAAAAAATCGCAGACGTGCTCGCGTCCGACGAGCGGTATTGCCTCTGGTTCGAGACCAACTTTGGCGGGCAGCGCAGCGCAAACGGCATCGCCGCTAAAACAATCGCAAACCTCCTCGCTCCGGCTCGCGCTGAGGCCGCTGCTGAGGCCGCTGCACGCGCCGAGCAGCACGCTGAGTTGCTCGCTGAGTTGCGCTCAGTGCGGGTTTTGGTGACTCAGGTTGAGCAAAATGGTCGCTGGTATCCGCTCGCAAACCCCTATCATCGTGACTCTAAAAGCTGCGCCGAACTGGCAAACGCCATCGAGCGCGGGTGCGCCCCCGCCGGATGGGTTGTCGAGGCAGCAGCCAAAGACCTCGCCAAGGCCGCTGGGATTGGCCGTGCTCGCAAGGCCAAGGACGCATTCATCGCCGCGTTTTATGCGCGGCTCCCTAGCTTCATCAATGGATAAAACGCCCATCATCAACAAAATATGGGCCAACAACCCGTCGCTGTCCGACCTCGCCCAAAAGGCGGGGTCTGGCTGCGGTGCAGCGTTGGCAGCACTGGCAAAAAGCGCAACCATCCGAGGGGGGAGCTACCTCTCGCCGGAGGAGTGGCGCGTAGTCTCCGAGTGGCAGGGCGAGCAGCCCATGCGAGCGGTCGCAATCGCAACCGTCCGCGCACTCCACAACCTCGTCATTGCAGGGGCAGGGACGAGGGAGCAACAGGACGCTGCTCTCGACCTTGCGGAGTCACTGCTCAACGATATGGCCCGAAAACAAACAGAACAGCCCCAAAACGGCGACGAAGAAACAAAGTAGTATGAATACAGCGGACACATATAAAAAACAGGACGACGAGGGCAACGAACTTGTTGTCGAAAAAGGCAAAGTGAAGCTCCGGTTAGCAAGCGAGAATTTTGCTCGCAACCTTGGCACGATTGTTGGCTCAACGCTTCACGTCGAGCGGGACTCGTTTCGACACCTCCACCACAAGAGCAACTCGTATGGGTTCAACTACAACCTGCTCAAGTTGCCGTTGTTCCGGAATGTCGTTGTAAAGGTCAATGGCTCAGACTTTTACAAGGTTCCGAAAGAAACCATCATCGAAAAGGGGAAAATCATGTTCTTCAAGAAAACAAAAGCGGGCAGTTTCGAGGTGCAGATTTTCTTTAACCGCAACGACTTAGAGCGGTTCAAGTGCGACCAATCACAACTGGACGACGATGAGGCGAGTGAGGCATTCATCGCGGAACTTATAAAGCATTCGGACAAAGCAGTATAACATTAACAATCAAATAAAAACCAATGATTAAACATAACGAATTACCCCACGGGGATGTTGACCACCCCGAACACTACAACCTCCACCCAAGTGGAATTGAATGTATCGATGTGGCTGAGGGGTTTAACTTTAACCTTGGGAACGTCATTAAATACGTTTGGCGGGCAGGTCTTAAAGGTGACACTGTTATCGACTTACGCAAAGCGAGGTGTTATTTGCAACGCGAAATCGACCGTCTTGAAATGGTTAAGGTTCAGGGAGAAAGGAAGGACTCGAAATGAGCGGACGATTTGCTTGCAAGGTATGCGGTCAATTCCATGAGCCGCATTGTATGTCGTCGCCTATCAATCCTCCGCTGGCGCATGGATTTATCACATTGCCGATTGATTGGAAGAGGGAACGCATTTCGATGGCGCGTGCGGCGATGCAGGGGATTGTCCACGATTTTCCGGTGAAGCAAACAGGAGGGCCAGAGATAGTTGCAATGATTGCACTCCAAGTCGCCGACGCGCTGATTGCCGAGCTTAAGAAGGAGGTGCAGGCATGAGCATTGAAGAAATCGAGCAACAGGTCGTCGCGTGGGCTGATGCGCGGGGCATACTTATGCATTCCGACTCCAAAGCGCAGACATTGAAGGCGGTTAGCGAAATGGGCGAGCTGGCCGATGCCATCATCAAGGGTGACTGCGATGATGCTGTAGACGCGATTGGCGATGTGATAGTTTGTCTCACAAACCTGTGCGCCATGAACGGCTGGAACCTGCATTACTGCTATGCGAGGGCATGGAACACAATCAAACACCGAACAGGCAAGATGTCCGCGAGCGGGGCGTTCGTGAAAGATGAGGAGGTGCAGCCGTGAGCGAGGTTTGGACGCACCTTATTCGGCCCATGTCGGGTTGTACCGCAGCAACTCCACCTCCTCACACGCGGGTGGTGGATGTGAGCGACAGCAAAAACAAAGGGGGCGCAGCCGTGAGCAAAAAATACACAATCGAATTCACCGAAGACTTCTATGTGGGAGAGAACGAAGATTCTGATTTTTGGGAGAACTGGGGAGAGGTGGGTGATGGGAGAAACGAAAAGGAAAGCATAAAGGTTATGAAAGAGATGCGCGAAGACCTTGAGAGGTTTGGTTTCCGTTTTCGTCTTGTCGAAACAACATGTGAGGAGGTGCAGCCGTGACCGACGAGCAAATCAACCGCGCTATTGCCGAAGCGTGTGGGTGGAACAACAAGCCAGTTGTGCGCACAAATGGCAAAGGCAGTGTTTGGGTTACTGAGTGGCCAGACTACTGCTCCGACCTCAACGCGATGCACGAGGCGGAGAAGGTGCTGACCTTTGATGAGTGGGATATTTATTGCGTACATTTAGGTGACACTCAGCCATCCTGTGCAAAAGCCAACGCCCGTCAACGCGCAGAGGCGTTTCTGCGCACATTGGGTAAGTGGGAGGAGGTGCAGCCGTGAGTTTTGACCCTCGATGGCTCGACAGATGGCTCGCAGATGTGCCGGAAGACACCGATGGGCCGGAGTGCGTGAAGTGCGGCGACCTCATGGAGTGGCAAGCTGACCACGACGAGTTTGGCCCATGCGGAGACTGGAAGTGCGTATCAAGAGACTGCGCCCCACACCTTTACCAAAATGAAAACGAGCAAGAAACAAAACAAAAAAACGGTTCAGATTGCGAAAGCAGCCAACCGGATTCTGGAAAACATTGAGTTTTATATGACTCAAGAAGAGATAGACCATGTAAAGTCATTATTCGCAGAGGAATATGCAATCATCAAACTTGAAATCGAATGTGCTATGCGTTGAACCCGTTTGGGGGCAACGGCATGGAGAGAAGCATGGCAACTGGACAAGGCAGTCATCGCACATCAAGTGCCGCGCAGATGCCGTTGGCGCAATGGTTTACGTCTTTGGTGACGAAAGGATTCTGGCGCATTGCATTGAAGATGCGTGCGTTACGCTTCAGGAGCAGAAACTTGAATCGCTCAAGAAGGAACTGAAAGCATTCCAGTGGGAGTTAAATGAGCTTGATATTGCGATGGCAGAAATCGAAGACGAGATAGAGAATAAGCAGCTAGAAATAAGCAAATTGCAAAAAGAAATAGCGCAGCAAATCAGTTTGCATAAGTCACCCCCAGTTGACCCGAACCAGATTCCGCTGTTGTAAACAAAAAAACTTGTCATAAAAAAATCAAACGATAGAACACGAATATGGACACATTGTTCCTTGACGAGGTAGAAGTCCGATACCTCCCATCAACGGCAAAAAGAGCGGATAGGGTCAAGCTCGCATATATCAATCGCGGCAAGACACTTACAATGCATTTCGAGGGGACGAAGGTGGAAAACCCTGACCATGAGGCAATTGAGTTTCTCAACCAGCACGAAGTGCCTGTTGAGTTCGCAATCTCACGGGATGGGTCGCGCCCAACATCTCTCGGAATCAAAGCAGAACACAGAAAGCAGCTTTGTAAGCTGTTCAAAATCAAAAGATAATGGAAGAACAAGATACACTAATAACGGAAGCATCGCAGCCTGAAGCGTTTGCAAGTAAGCCCCACGAAAGTAAGCTCGACATCCTCGATAAAGTGTTCGCATCGAACACTCGTCGCAAGATTCGGTACTTTCTCATCGTTGGCGATTTCACCGAGGAGAAGAAGACCATCATTGTCCACATCGACTCCGGCGCATGGATTAGTCTGGAAAACTCGTTCGATGAGGCAGTTGAGCGAATCGACGAGAAGCCAGAGAACGACGCACCGCTCTTGAGCGCAATCCTCACGACGCGAATGATGGCGATTGAGAATGCCATCATTAAGGAGCAACAGAAAGCAGCAGATTCGAGCGAGCCATCGTGCGATGTTCAATCCTCATGCTCTGCTGATGCTTCATGCGATGTAGATTCGCAGCCTGAGTAAAAGACCCACAGGGGGGATTATACAAGGGGGGATGAGCCTGAAATGTCAAGCTCATTCCCCTGAGTATACATAGATTGCACAAGACAAGTGACTTACGACATTCGCAAAACTAATCGCAACCGACTAACGTGGGCCGATTGACTAACAGACTCCACGAAAGATTCGCTTGGGGCATTGCTGAAGGGCTAGACCAGCAAGCTGCATATCTACGCGTGCAGCCTCACGTCAAAGCGACAACTGCCCGCGTCAACGGATGCAAACTTGCAAAGCGAATTGAGATTCGCGAACGCATTCAGCAAATACGCGAGGAGGTCAACTGTCGGTCGCTCATGGCAATCGACGAGAAGCGCGACCTGCTCCGGCAAATGGCTGAGGGAAGCGTACCTACCAAAATCGTCCGGAAGGGCGATGGCACGGTTGAGGCGACCTTCGACCGACTCGCCGCGCTCCTCGCCGACGCCAAGCTCGCTGGCGAATTCGCGCCGGAGAAGCTCCAAGTCGAGAACGAGAAACTCAACCTCACCTTTGAACTCTACGGTCGCAACAGTCGCCCGCCGAAGGAGTGGCTCGAAGCGGAAATCGTTGAGCCAAAGGTCATTTCGGGAAGCGCAAAGGCACCGATGGACTTGTCCATGTACAAGGTCGAGCCGCGCTCCGGAACGCCGAGCCTGACCGAGGTGATGGCGACGCCAAAAACTTAAGGGATTGTAGCTCAGAGGTTAGAGCGTGCGACTCATAATCGCTTGGTCGCGGGTTCGATTCCCGCCAATCCCACCAACTTTATGGAAATCAACCTGATAGCAAAATACACTGGTATTCAAGCTCCTGCCGGACTTGCAGTGCTCGCCCCCAAAACGCTGCCGCGCTCCGGCCCCACAGGGACGATGGGTTCAGCGCAGCCTCCCGACAAAATCATCCCCGCCGGAGCGGGCATCTACGGGCCGGACGGCAAGCTGCCATCCATCCAAGGCACTGGACTTGAGTTTCTTGCATATGCATAAAATGACTCGCGAAGAGATTGAACGGCTTTGCAAAGACGCGGAAGTCGAGTTGTTGCTCGCGGACGGACTCGACGGGGCATTCGTTGGCTGGCTCGACGGAGACCCAATCATCGGCCCGCCCCCTCGCGCAGTGTACAGCAAGCTGCTTTGCATCGAGTGCCTTGTCGAGCGAGGCATGGACTGGGACGAAGCCGTTGAGTATCTGGAATTCAACACGTTCCAAGCCTACGTTGGGCCACAAACCCCGCTGTTCCTCAATTGATAACGCCCGTCCAACGCGCACTGGCCGCTGCCGAACGCATCCGTGCTGCTGCTGAGGCCGATGAGGAGTCCGGCATCCTTCACGCTGCCGGAATCATCCTGCAGAACTTCTCGACGCTCCGAGGACAAAGGAGACTGACGCTTGAACAAGCCGAAGACGTTGTGCGGCAGTACGTTATGGCACTGCTCAACAACGACCAGTTTGAGGCTGCTGCCACAATCCTTTGGGGTTCAAGCGCATACGACTGGACTCCGCTCTCATCTCGCGAGACTTGGCGTTGCCTGTTTGAGCACGACAAGCTCCTCATTCAGGGGGCGGGAGCGATGGGCAAATCGTATGGGGCCGGAGCATGGTTTTACCTCGACTGGTATCGAGACCCTGCGTGGACAGCAATCAAGGTCGTCTCGCTGACGCGGGAGCACGCGGAGCGCAACATATTCGCGTCCATCCGCAACTTTCACCGGAGCGCGTTGGTGCGCCCGCTGACCGAGGTTGCGGACGACCTCCAAGGGTCGTTGCAGGTCACGGCAGACAGCAAGCAAGGCATTCACCTTGTCGCAATCCCAAGGGGCGAGAGCGGGCACGGTACGCTGCGTGGGTTCCATCCGTCGCCGAGGTCTGGGCCGGAGCATCCGCGCTGGGGGCGTTTGAGCCGCACCCACGTCGTCCTCGATGAGGCTGAGGAGATTCCGGCGGGAGTCTGGGAGGGCATCAACAACATCCTCTCCACGGTCGATTTAAAGCACGACAGAAACCGCGTCAAAATCTTCGCCGCGAGCAATCCCAAAGACCGAACCTCCGACTTCGGCCAACGCTGCGAGCCGGAGCGGGGCTGGGGGAGCGTCGATTGTGAGGAGGACTGGGAGTGGGAGTCCGGCATGGGATTCCACGTCCTGCGCCTTGATGCTGCACGTTGCGAAAACGTAGTCGAGAGGCGCATAATCCACCACGGTCTACAGACTTACGAGGGCTTTATGTCGTACATGAAGCGGGGACACACTGCTGAGGCGATGACGATGGCTCGAGGCTGGTTTCCGGAGGAGGGCGCGGCGATGGCAATCATCGGCCCAAACCTCATGGACAAGGCGATGGGCATCGTGCGGTTCATCGGCCCTGTCGTCCCGCTGGCGGCGTTCGATTTGGCTCTGGAGGGCAACGACAAGGTTATGTGTTCCCACGGTCGTTACGGGCTTTCGGACGGCTGGAAGGGGCTGGATGGCACGTTCAAAGAGTTTCCGGATGGGCCGCGCAACGTGCTGCAACTCGACGCGCAGATGCCCTTCCCGAAAAAGCCGACGCTCGAACAGGCCGAGGCAATCGCTGCCTTTTGTCGCGAGATGAAAATCGCGCCATCCGGCCTCATCGTTGACCGCACGGGCAACGGAGCGGGCATCCACGACGTGCTCTGCTCGCGATTCGGCGAGGACACAATGGGGCTGAACTTCAGCAGCGCGGCTTCCGACATACCAATCTTCGCTGACGATAGTCGCTCGGCATCAGAGCTTTACAACGGAGTTGTCACGGAGCTTGTCTTCGGCGTCGCACGCTGGGTCGAGTTCGAGTACCTCAAAATCCGGCACGGTCACATTTCCG